ACGCGCTCGCGCCAGTGCTCGCCAAGCACGGCCTCGTAATTCTACCGCGCATCCTGTCGAGGGAGTGCGTCGAGCGGCAGACCCAGAAGGGCGGGACGCTCTTCTACGTGACGGTGGAGGCCGAGTTTGACTTCGTGGCGGCGGTGGACGGCAGCAAGCATACGGCCCGGACCTACGGGGAAGCGATGGACAGCGCCGACAAGGCCACGAACAAGGCCATGAGCGCGGCATACAAGTACGTCACGTTTCAGACGTTCTGCATCCCGACCGAGGGCGACAACGACGCGGACGCGCACACGCCGGAGCCGGGCCGGCCGACGCCTCCGTCTGGCTATGCGGATTGGTACGCGGATCTGTGCGGGGTCGCGGATGAAGGCTCCGAGCGGCTGAAGGCGACATGGAACGTCTCAACGCTCGAATACCGGAAGTTCCTCGCGGAGCATGAGAACGGCGCTTGGGAAGGACTGAAGGCCCGGGCCGCGAAGGTGAAAGCAAGTGCGTAATTTCACGGTCGTATCCGCTGAGCAGCGGTCGCCTGAGTGGTTCAAGGCGCGGGCCGGCCGTCTCACGGCGAGCAGGGCCAAGGACATGCTGGCGACCATCAAGAGCGGCGAAGCAGCAGCGCGGCGCGACCTCCGCGTGCAATTGGTCTGCGAAAGGCTCACCGGAGAGCCGCAGGAAGACGTCTTCGTGAACGCCGACATGAAGCGTGGCGTCGAGCTCGAGGCGGACGCCTTCGCAGCCTACGAAGCACTGACCGGCCAGATGGCGCAGCGGTGCGGGTTCGTGGCCCATAACGAGCTACTGATTGGCTGCTCGCCAGACGGTGTCATTGATGACTTTGTGGGCATCGTGGAATTGAAGGTGCCGCGCTCGGCGACGCACCTCGGGTATCTGAGGGCCGGGGCGTTGCCAGTGGAACACAGGGCCCAAGCGACGCACTCGCTACTGGTGACCGGCGCGGAGTACTGCGATTTCCTCTCGTTCGACCCGCGTTTCCCGCCGCATCTGCAGACGTTCTATGTGCGGGTCTTGCGTAAAGACGTGGACTTAGCGGCCTACGAACTGGCGGTGAGGCTCTTTCTGAGCGAAGTCGAGAAGGAAGTAGAAGCCGTGGCTGGGATGGCCGCGGCATAGGAGATGGACGTGGCAGAGAAGAATCCGGATGAACTCGGCGCACTGTGGGAGAAAGAAGGGCCGCGAGGGGTCTACTTCACAGGCACTATCGGGACCGAACGCGTGGTGGTGTTCCGCAATGACAAGAAGGCCAACGAGAAAGCGCCCGACTGGCGCGTACTGAAAGCCAAGCCGAAGCCGCAGACTGATTCGGTACCGTTCTAACCCTGGAGGCCGTGGTGGCTGATTATCTTGATTGGCTCTGGTCTTGGCTATTCGGCCCCTGTGAGGAGATTAATACCGATTCCTATGCGGGCTGGGCGGCTCATGAGCGGTGTGTGAATCGAGGTTGCCGATGAGCGCTGATTACGTCGATGACCGTCATGAGCGGCAGTGGGGCTGGGGGATTTGCGTTGTCTGCGGCGTGGACTGCGAAGAGGACGACTACGACGAGGACCGCCGTAGCAGCGTCTGTAAAGACTGCCGCGCGGAGCAACGCGAGCAGCAGCGACTGAGCGACGAGGACCGGCTGGCACTCGAAGTCTTTGCGAGGCGGTGATGCCGTCTTTCTTCAAATGGGATGCGCCGTCTCGGTTCGACCTCGCGAAAGAGAAAGAGCTAGAAGAGGCGGCGGCATGGGAGAAGGCCCGCAAGGCGGTGGATGCGCGGGACAAGCGCATCTGCCGGGCCTGCGGCAAGCGGAGCGAGTTAGACGCGGTTGGACTGACAAAGAGGGGGCACAGGCACCACCTCGTCTATCGGAGCGCAGGCGGGAAAGATATCTCGAGCAACTTAGTAACACTGTGCAGCAAATGCCATAACGAAGAGCACATGCACAGGCTACGAATCGACGGCGACGCGGACGTGAAATTGGAGTTCTGGCGGTTGGCGGTGGATGACGAGTGGTATCTGGACCGGCGCGAGGTCGCGCCTGGCATAGTGGAAAAGGATTGAGCAGACACATGAGACTATCGATTATTGGGCTGGTATGTATTCTCGGCAGCGCGGCGTGTAACCAGGGCGGCGCCCCGTCAATCGCGGGACCCTCGGGCATAGCGGCACCTACGGTGCAGTACTCGGCAACCGTCACTGTCCTCGACGGGGCCGATCCGGACTGCAACGGTGTGTGCCAGGTCTCGAAGTATGAGAACTATCCGGCCGAGCCTCCGTCGCCTGTCTACTATCAGCAGTCCTATAGCGATCCCTGCACGACCAAGTGGGGTTCACCGTGGCACACCTATGCGCTGTGGTGGGAAGGCGAGCCGAACGACCCATGGGGACCGGCGCCAATCCATTTGTGCGGTCAGTAGTAACACATTACGGCAGTGTCGGCGTTGATGGTGAAACGCAGAAGATCGTGGGATCTGGAGAGGGATAGCGCCCACGTCGCTAAACCCTCAAGCCGGTTCGAATCCGGCACACTGCCTTCATATCGGGTCCATTTTCAGGCGCGTGATCAGAGGAGAGGCGCGGCTGCAGGTAGTCATGCACCGACAGCGGCGCACTGGAACGCGGGGGCTAGTCGGGAGTGATTGGCCCCGCCCGATTCACTCGGAGGCCACCCATGATCCTGCTACGAAATCTCTTGTATCGGCTGTATGAGCTGACGACGAAACAGCTCTCGCCGCTGGAAGCGAAGCGCCGGATTGTGCAGATTGACGTGTATCGAGGCCAACGGTTGCAGAGACGATTTGAGCGCAGGCTGGCCGAGCAAGGGCCTCCGGGGGCGGCGTGACGGTGTTGGCGATCGATCCGGGCTACGAGCAGAGCGCAGTAGTGCTCTACGACGGCTCGCGCGTCGAGACACACCGCATTCTGCCGAACGACGAACTCTTGTCGCACCTGTGCCACGACGACGACTTGCCGGAGACGTGCGTGATTGAGCAGATCGCTAGCTATGGAATGCCGGTCGGGGCTGAGGTGTTCGGCACGGTTCGGTGGTCTGGGCGCTTCGAGCAGGCGTTTCTCATGCGAAACCGTCTCCGTAACAGCGTCGCGCTGATGCCTCGCCGCGACGTCAAGCTGCACCTGTGCAACAGCGCCCGCGCCAAGGACGCCAACGTTCGTCAGGCGCTCTTGGATCGCTTCGGAGGGGAGAAGGTCGCCAAAGGGACGAAAGCCGCGCCTGGGCCGCTCTACGGGCTCAAGAAGGATGAATGGGCGGCCTTGGCAATTGCGGTGACGTGGATGGATACGAAATGTCCTGCTGCGCCCTAGAGGGCTGTCAGTCTCCGCAGTGTCCAGTCTGTCGGTTTGCGGGCCGCACAGCAATTGAGATTGAGCGATCGTTACGCGTGGCGTGGCGAGCGAAACGTGGGATACGTGAAGAGTTGCCAGCGTTGAAGTATCCGGAACCGAAAAAGAAGAAGACATGACGCCCTATAGATCACGCTGCGATTCTACCAACGGCATTCAACATTTGGATGCTAGCTCGCAGGGCCGTCCATTGGTGTCAATTGTACTACGGAAACCATTAATGATTCGCCCCTATTACGAGCAGGACGGCATAGCCATATTCCACGGCGATTGCCGAGACATTCTGCCGCAGCTCGGGCCGGTGGACCATGTGATTACAGACCCGCCGTACGCCCTGATTGTTGTGAATACGTCAAAGGGTGCTCCGAATGGGAAGATTGGCTTAGCCTCACGTCGCGACTTAGGTTACTCAGGCATCTCGGACGATGACCGCTTACTCGTCGGCGCTTGCGTTGGTCGTGTTACGAAACGATGGGCGCTTGTCTTCTGCGATGCGGAAAGCCTGACAGCGTGGCGTATCGCGCTTGAAGGTGGAGGGCTGCGCCATGTCCGAATGGGCTCATGGGTTTCTCCTGCCTGCACGCCGCAATTTACCGGCGACCGTCCAGGCACCGGGTGGGAAGGGTGCGAGATTGCGCACGGCAAGGGCAAGAGTCGGTGGAACGGTGGCGGCAAGCCTGCGGCGTGGGTGATCAACAGGCCACTCAATGGAAGTCAAGAGCGCGCAGAGACCGGCCATCCAACACCGAAGCCGGTCGCGTTGTTCAATCAGATCGTGGCCGACTACACCGACCCCGGTGAAACCATCCTCGATCCCTTCATGGGCAGCGGCACCACGTTAGTCGCGGCCAAGCGGTTAGGTCGTAAAGCCATCGGCATCGAGTTGGAAGAGAAGTATTGCGCCATTGCCGCTCGCAGGCTTTCGCAAGGCGCGCTGAACCTGTTTGCTGAGGAACAACCAGCATGAAACCAGAAACCATCTGTCTCGCACCAAAAGCCAAGCCCGCGTCGAGCTCCTGGTGGGCATGTTCCTACCCAACTCGGGCAGGCTGGTATCAAGCCGCGCACGACGCCTCTGAACGGCTCAAAGGCGCCAAGAAGGTCTATCCCAGCGACTGCGATACGGGACGGTTTGGCGACTACTGGAAGAAGCCAAAGACCTACGAGCGGCCGTATGTGGCGGACGACGTCGAGCAGGTGGCGTGAAATAGAGAGATTTATGTTGCAGGAAGGGCGAGCCGATGTGACACTGAGAGGGAAAGCAGGATGTTTGGAACCTGCTTCCCCTCGTCACCCTCGGCTGTTGAGAGCAGCTTTGAGCGACTGACTCAAGCCTAACACAAAGCCAAGGAAACGAAGCGTCACCCGAGCAGCACGGCGGCGGGCGGGTGCGTGGCAAGGTGGCTACCCGGCGATCTGCACAGCCACAGCGTGGAGCGCAACTCCTAGAGCGCGCAGAGGCGTCCGAAACATGGGCGGAGAGTCTGGGAGAGCGGAGCAGATGATTTCCTGACTCCGCCCAATGGTGACGGCCGACTTCCGTACGGGATGGCACGTCATGCAGGCGAGCGCGCTGCAAACTGCGGCGATAGCTTCGCCTGCTGGCAGACGAACCAAGCTTCCACCGGGATGTTAAGAGAGTACGGATAGAGAGGTACGGGATGGTAGTAACGATTGAATGGATCGAAGCGAACCGTACTGTCAGAGGAGCATGGACGAAGGCGCAACTCGCAGCGATCGGCGTCGATTGGCCACCGAAAAAGGGGTGGAAGCATCGCGCGGTCGGGCGGTCTGTCACGGCAGAACAACAGAAAGTGTTCGAGGCGTGGCGTGGACCCTATAGAGAAGTTCGAACCAAACTTCCGCGATTTGGTGAACTAAGAGAGCGCGCCATCCTTGGCGGCGAGCCGTCGCTGTGACTGACCGTCGCGAGCCGGCCGCACATCCAATTCGGGAACTCCTGGCCTATTGGGACGGTCTGTATCAAGCCAACGTCGGGGCGCGGTATCCCTTCAGTGGTGGGAAAGAAGCCAAGCTCGTTAAGGATTTACGCGAGATGTTCAGCGACGAGGACATACGAACCTACATGGCGGCGTTCTTCGAGGTGCCGGACGCGTTTATCGAACAATCCGGCTACAGTTTCTCAGCATTCCGGGGCTGTTTGCCTAAAGTAATCGCATTTGCCAAGGGCCGGCAAGTCCGCAAGCCGGTGATGTCGGAGGCGGCGGCCTCAGTGTTCCGGGTGATTGGAGGGAAGGCGTCGTGAGCGAGTGCCTGAAGCAATGTATGGCGTCGATCGCTTTGGGTTTTGTGGTCGCTGGCCTGTTGGTCGCGTTGTTCCGCCGTGACTAAGCAGCACGCCGGAGCTGTTGGTATGGCGATCGCCACCTTAGTCGAAGCCTTCGGCGTCAAGGACATCTCGCCTGTCCGGGTCAAGGTCTACGAGAAATCGCTGTCGAAGGTGCCGGTTAGCCTGCTTGAGCCGATGGTGAGCCGGGCGATTGAAACACGCGTCGCGAAGTGCAAGGACTGGTTGCCTGCGGTGGCCGATCTCTTGGCCGATGCGGAAGCATGCCGGCGGGAACTTGTGGCGGCCAATCCGTACGATGGTTGTTGCGAGTGCGAGGACGGCCCGAAGGGTTGGCGGAAGCTGACGGTCAACGGCTACGAATACATGCAAAGGTGTCCGTGCTGGGTGCGCTATCAGGAAAAACTTGAGCATCTAGGCGTGAGGGATCAGCCGTTGGCCTTGCCGCCAGCGGAGCCACGCGAGTTGACGAGGGTTGGAGAATGAGAGGCTTTAAGCGCGCCTGCGCGGTCTGCGGCGAGAAGTTCTACGCGGACAATCGTCTGCACACGCATTGCGAAGGCTGCCGACAACCAAACGGGCCGAAACGGTTTCGTCAGCAGGAGCAGGAGCGGCTGTGGGCGATGTGGCTGATTCGGCAACTCGAGCCGTTCTTGGGCAAGAAACACGTATCTGTCAACGAGATCATCCTGCATCTGCGGGAGCAGGCGAGCAAAGGTCGTGCGGCATGAGTTGTCTCATATGCGGCAAGCCCAGGATCGTATCGCATTATCGGCGCCTGAAAACATGCGGCGATCCAGACTGCGTGTCGATTCTTAAATCGCGCAACATGCAGGCGTGGTACGCCTCTGGTGACAGCCGGCGTCTCGTTGAGTCGCGACTCGCCGCCTATGCGCAGCGCGTGAGCGGGGAAGTGCGCCATGTGGTGCAGGAGTTGGCCGGGGATGCGGAGATGATCCCGCGCTGGAAGGTCTTACGGATCGCGGCGCGGTCTAGGCGAATCGGGTATCACCGCGGTTTTACCGCCTGCTTTCTTAAAGGACGACGGAGGGCGGCATGAGTCAGAAGGTTCGCTACTGGGATTACGACACGAACGCGTGGGCCTACGGTCTGAGCACCTGGGACGGCAAGGCGTTACCCTTTGATGATTCAGGCTGGCAGCAGAAAGAACCAGTTTTGGGTCAAGGCGCGTATGATCAGGGGAAATTCATTACGCCAACCGAGATGCGCAAGGCCAAGCACGTCGTGCCGGCCGAGATGGGGGTTTGGTCGAAGTCGGCAGGGTATGCTGAAACCACACCGTCGGTCGTATCCTGCGGATGTGGCAAAAAGCTCAATATGCGCGATGCGAGATTGAGACTGCGGCGCTGTCAGAAGTGCCGGGATGCAAATCGAGCAACGTTGAGAAAGCCGAAGAGGGCGGCGTAGATGTCAGCGCGGTATTACGGCTGTGATGCGGAGGCGAAGTGGATGTGCGAAGAACATCAGGCGGCTGCGGATCTTGGGGCATGGGCCAAGTGGGCGGAGCCAGCAACGACGGCCGGCGCGGTAGGGCTATCGCAGGGATTACCCGTCGCGCCCACGCGCGCGAGATGTTCTTTCTGTGACGCGGCTAAGGCGAATTTAAACCAAGCCAAGGAGGACTTTGAGGCCGCGCGTGTGGGATTAGAGCAGCAGGTCGCCACGCTCACCGAAGCGCTGAAGCAGGCCGAGAATTTTATGGCGACGGCACGCGAGATACTGTGGTCCGCCCTCGCCGCTGTCCGTGGGGAGCGCCATCCGGACTGCACGTGTAAATGGGATCTCCCGGATCCCTTTACCCCGGATTGCCCAGTGCATGGGCCCAAGGAGTGAGAGATGGCACGCTGGCGATCGTGGGGCGAGGTCTTTCGGTTCTACCTCAACGTGAAGGGCTACGACCACGGCTACGCGGCCTTCATGGCGGATCGGTGGGAGGCTCGGCGAACGCGTAAGAAGCGGGCCGCCGTCCGTGGGGAGCGATAGATGCAGGAAGAACAAGACTTGACGCGCGTGGACGGCGTTCCCGAAGTGGCGCATGGGGATCTACCGCGCCGAGACAACGAGGCAAGTCGAGCTTGAGGACGCGATTACTTTGGCCGTGTCAACCGGAAATGCAGGCCATGCTCAGCGTAGTGCTGGAGAAGCAGCAGAATGACCGTGCGGGCGCCGTGGCCGTCCACCGCGGCTCTCGCCTTGACGCGTTCCCACAGGTCGTCTGGGATGTCGCGGAGTAGGTACGTGGCCATTTTTTAGGCCACCTCCACTCGGCGTGCGAACTGGCCGCGCTCTTGGAGCCACCACGCCCCGGCGATTTCGTAGACGTAGGAGCCGCCCTTGAGTTCGTAAGTGTGCGGCGCGCAGTTGGGGCCGGAGGACAAGCTGTTGAGAACCAGAGTTTCGCGGCCGTTGACGTTGATTGACTTGGTCATTGTCTCGCTCCTTCTGAAGACAAGATTATCATATAGATAATCACAGTCAAGAGGAATCGACATGCCGATAGAGAAACATGCAGTTCCTCCGGAGTTGTCGGCGCCGCTTGGCGACGCTGAGCGCGCGGAGATAGAACGGTTTATTAGGGTTTTAGACTACGAAAAGCACAGCGGCGCCGAACATCGCGCAGTCGGCTATTTGCGGCGCCTCTACGGCCGCCTTGTGACGTTGGAAGCAGCTCAGTCCGCCGATGCGGTAGGGCAACGATGACAACACACCGGATGCCCACGCGCGCATGAAGTTCTTTGTCTTGTTCTATTTACCAGCTCCCCGTGGGGAGGAGTAGCGCATGAGCGCTTGGCGTGAAATCTCGACGGCACCGAAGGATGGGACGCCGGTGCTGATCCACGTTCCGACAGGCCAGCGACCAGTGTACGAGGCTGAATGGCATCGTCCTTGGGAAGCGGCGCCTGAGGAGAAATGCTGGTGGCAGACACGGAGCGGCATGGTGCTGCCGGAGCATGCGGTTAGCTGGATGCCTCTTCCGGATCCGCCGCGATGACTCCTGCTGACGCGAGCAAGAAGCAAGATGGAGCCGGTGGGAGTTTGCCGAATACACGAATAAGGCAGAGCGGGGCGCCAGTTGACGCTCCGGTACGAGGCTCCCAACCGGCTCCAAAGGCCGCGTGTCCTCGATGCGGACGATTATCAGTAGTCACGGCGCGCACTGGTGGCGAGTGTTGGTGGTGCCAGCATGCAAAAGGGGAGACACACCGATGGCGATGACCCCTGCTGATGTGAAGGCGCTGAAGACGTTGCGAGACGAGATCCGAGGGATGGCAACCGCTGCCGCGATGGCAGGGAATACGACCTTAGCGGAAGTATTCAAACGGTGGGCCGACGAACTTGACGCCCTCCTCCAAGGAGCCGGACCGGAAGAACAGCCTATTGATCTCGGGCCGTATCCACGCTGTCCGCAGTGCCACGGAACCGGCGAATGCTCGAACGCCCAATTTCGCTGTCCGTGTCGCTGGAGCACGTCATCGTATCGGCCACGAGGTTGAGCGGGATGCGCTGGTATGCCCCTGAGGGGTATGTGGTATAATTGGCCATCATTCCCACGCCGATCCGCGAGCGCGTCCGCAAGATCCAGTGCGATCTCAGAGATGGTGCGCTGACGCCAGATATGGCGCGCGAATCGCTCGTGCAATTGACGGCGCTTCTCGGCAACTGCGCGGACGAGTACCGGGAGGCCGAAATGGCCTACAAGCCTGTGCTTTTGGCGTGCCTCAAAGGCGGCGGCGCGGCAAACCGAGCACGAATCGAGGCGGAGTGTAGCGACGAATACGCCCGCATGAGGACCGCGAAGGACACGACGGATCAGGTCAGGCAGATGATCGTGACATGCCGCGCTTACTTGCGTTCCCTAGACGAGGAGATGAGGCTCAGTAGATGAAGACGTGCGAGTGCGGCTGCGGACGAGCCGTGTCGATTGCGGTGAGGAACGATGCCGGCAAGGGTCTCGTCAAGGGTCAGCCGAGGCGGTTCATTGTTGGCCACCAGCGCCGTCTTATCCCGCCAAAGTCAGGCTACCGAAAGACCGTCGTCGGCGGCTCCCAGAAGCTGTTACACGTGGCGATCGCTGAAGCCGCACTCGGTAGGCCGCTTCCTAGCGGCGCGGAAGTGCATCATGTCGACGGCGACTCTCTGAACAATTCATGCGGCAACCTGGTCATTTGCCAGAGCAGCGCCTATCACAAGCTCCTGCACGCTAGGGCGCGTATCGTCAGGTCCGGCGGCAATCCGAATACCGATAACGCGTGTTGCGCGTGCGGCTGCGCTAAGCCGCTATCCGAGTTTTATCGTTCGACCGCGAACCCTTTAGGCACCAGGTCGATCTGCAAGGCGTGCCAAAGAGATAGGGACGCGGCTCGCTACGCTAGGAACAAAGCCGTCGAAGAGATGAGGCTGGCTCGTTAAATGAAGCAGTGCGTACGATGACATGGCGAAAAGGCGTCGTAACGGCGCATGTGCAGCACCACGAGAACTACAACGTGCGTGGAGATGACAATCCTCCCTATACCCGAACAGTACGCTTTAAGGACGGCGCAGAAACATCTTTCACCTGGAGTGATTTATGTCGCAACAGGACGGGGATGGACAATACCGCTATTGGGTGTGAAGTCTGGGTCCGGAGCGATGGAGCTGTGAGTGCGTTCCTACCAAGCGAATTGAGGAGCAAGGCGTGATCGAGCCGAAAGTCTTATTCGACCTCGAGTTCCAGTTCAAGAGCGGCGACACACTCTGCCTCAGCGCTGAGGAAGGACGTGACCGCATCGCAGCCGATGAAGCGCGCGTCCGGATCGAGATCCACCAGAGCGATGATGTCGTCGAAGAGATCATCGTGACCCGCTCAGAGCTGGCCTACATGCGCACCATCAGGCGCGCGGTGAAGCCTGAGACACGCGTTGAGGATGCCGGGACGCTCAGGCTGGTTGGGGTCAGCCCGCAAGCCGAATGAGCGAAGCCAAGGTCGCCCAGATTCGTAAGTTGCTGGATGCTGCGATCGTCAGGCATGAGGCTGAGTTGATGCGCGCGGTAGCCGAATTCAACAAGCTGACACCGAGCGAGCAGATGGCCGAGCAGCTCCGCAAGTGGCAGGCGCTCATCGCAGGCGATAGTAAGTGAGCGAGCTGAAGCGTAAGGCCTTTGTGCGCTTCTACTTAGGCGAAGCGCAAGGCAACGCCACGAGAGCCGCCATTATGGCGGGATACAGCCAGAAGACCGCCAGACAGCAGGCCTCCGATCTCCTAACAAGACCGGACATCCAAAAGGCCATCCAGAAGTACACCACCAAGGTCGACATCAGCACCGAGCGCAGCCTGGAGCGCGTCGGCATCATTGCAGATGCCAAAGCCGAGAAGATCACAGCTCGAGAGATTCTTAAGGCAAATGAGCTGCTTCTAAAGGTCAGCGGAGCGTTGAACGAGTCGCGCAGCGAAGCACGCGTCACGGTCAACATAGGTTTCCTCACTAATAACGGAGAGAAGCCAACAACGACGCTAGTCATTCCGTCGGCCCAACGTGTGCCTGTAGTTGACGAACGCGAGGGCGAATAAGGTAACCATAACCGGCATTATGCGACGCGAATACAAAGCGAATGCCTTACGTATCAACCACTTACAGCCAGGCGAATGAGGCAATTCGAGGCGAAAGCCAGAGGCGAAAGTGCAGTGCTTGAGCGCGGCGCCAGCCGTCAGTCAGGGCCAGCGATTTGGTTTCTGGCGCCGGGCGTGGAGTAAGTGGCTCCCGCAGCGCGACCTTGTCGCTCGCATGGAGGCGATGCTGAGGCGACTGGAGTATGTCGATGATGGCCGCTGCCCTGAGTGCGGGCTCATGGCGATGAGACACCGGAAGGGCTGCGAATTTGGCGCGTTGATACGCGACATGGAGGCTCGCGGCTGACATCTGATGCCTAAGACGAAACGCACACCCTGGGACGTCAAGCTCTCGCCAGAACCGTCGTTGCCTCAAGCCTCTACGCGCGCGTAGGTAAGTGGGCCCGTCGAGAACACTCAGGGCCAGCGTTTGCAAAGTAAGTTACAAGTATGTACCGAAACCGTAATCTGCGGAAATACTGAGTGAAAATGCAAATCGCCACGGGTGAGAATAAACGCGCCGCGCCTGTAAGTGGTACTGAGCGCACGGTGGCTGATCTGTTGGCTGATGTTCGGGCGGCGGGCGAGCGCATGAGTCGCAGGAATGCCCATCGGCGGGTGCTGGTGGAGGTGGAGCGGGCTTTGATCCAGTTGGCGCAGCGGGTGGTGGACCTGCAGGCCAGGGTAGATTCGCTAGAGAGCCTATGAGTCCGAGCCCCTACGCCTTCACCATCGGCGGGGAGGTCTTCTTCGACCCGCATCCAGGGGCGCAGTTAGAGCTCGTCCAGCGTGTGGCTCGTCGAGTGATGACCGGGGAGGGGCCGAGGCGCTACTTCCTGCGGGGGAACAGAGGCGGGGGCAAGTCGTTCTGCGTCCGTCGGGGCGTATTACACGCCTTGGCGATGGCGCTGCCGGGGCTGCGTTACGTGGTCGTCCGGCGGAACATGCCGGACCTGAGAACGAACCATCTGATTTACGTCGGGCCGGAGATGCGGCAGTTAGGCGGGGAGTGGAACGAAACCCACGCGATCGCCCGGTACGATAACGGCTCGATGGGGTTCTACCGGCAGTGCGAAGACGACGCGGACGTGGAAAAGGTGGTCGGGTCTGAGGCGGCTATTCTGTTTGTTGATGAGGCCCCGCAGATTAAGTGGGACCATCAGCGGACGATGGCGCCGTCGCTGCGCGTGCCAAGGCGGGCGGACGGGACACAGCCGTACTACGCGGTGGAGGTTTACAGCGGAAACCCGATGGGGGAGTCCATTGAGGAGATGGACAAGTATTTCGTTGACCAGGTGGTGGACGTGACGGAAGACAGGCTCTATCGACCGGAAGACTGGTGCCACATCCCGATCCACCTGAAAGACAATCCGAGCCTGGACCCGGAGGAGTATTTGGAGCAGTTCGCCGGGGTGCCGGCGCACTTCCGGGCGGCGTGGATTGACGGCGTGCGGATGGACTCGCGGACGCTGTTTGATGTTCAGAAGGTGAAGGATGGAAAACCGTATCACTATATTCAAGAACTCCCGTCAGTTGGTAACGTTTCTCTGCTCAAAGTGCCGTGGCTGCAGATATTTCGGGCCTTTGACATGGGGTACTTCCCAGATCCCGCAGTGTGTGTGTGGTTCGCCATTCTGGGACGCCGTGTCATTGCTTTCCACGAAGAAACCTGGTTCCGCACGGTCGCGAAAGACCTCGCGGCGAGCATCATCGACACGACGAAAGAGCTCGTCGGCGAGACGTCGGTCGGGATGACCTACGTGGACCCGCAGATCAACATCCGGACAGGCTCCGACACGGTCACAGTCATGGACGTCATGGAAATGAACGGCGTCCCGTGTGAAGCCTCGATTAACGACCGCGTGCTGTATGCGGACGCGATCCACGGGCTCTTGGGTGAGGAAGTCGAGCCTGGCGTGCCGCGGCTGCAGATTTACGAACCTGGCTGTCCGATGTTGGCGAAGTATTTACCAAAGATGCGCTGGGACGAGAAGAACCCGCGGAAGATGGCGGATCACAAGTTCGACCACTGGATTGTCTGTCTGGCCTACTTTGCGATTTCCTCGGGCGTGCTGGGTATGTCGCAGGCGGAAGAGCAGAAACAGCGGCCGGCGTGGATGGATTGGATCGATGAGGGGCGCGGACAGCGCCGATTGAGGAGAGCTTAGATGGACGACGGTATTCGCGTGCTCGATGCGAGCGGGGCCGATGTGCCACCGGAGCCGGCAACTCGGCTGGGCCGGTGCGTCAGGCGCGTGCTGAAGCGAGCGCCGAAATTAGGCGACTGTACGGGGTGCGGGACCGTCCTGTACCAAGCCTCGGCTGCGGAGCGCGGCCTCTGTTGGGAGTGTGCCTTGAAACAGGAGGAGCGCCGACAGTTCGACGGCACGACGGCGCAGCCAATCACGCGCGCGGAGGCGTTGGCCCAGTTACGGGATCTCGCGACGTCGAAACACCCGGACGACGCGCACGGCTACGCCGACCATATTCTGCTGCGTCTGCTGAATGATCCGGACATTGCCGCGGCGTGGTACGCCGTTCCGAAATGGTACGCATAGGAGCCCATAAGTGAGCGAGATCGCGCAGAGCACCACCGTCACCGAATCCGCCCCAGCGACCACGAGTTCAGCCGAAGCGGCCTCCGCGGTCATTGACGCCCTTGAGCAGACCACGACGAGCGACGGTGTTGAAGTCTCCGGCGACACGCCAGCTCCAGAGGCTACGACAGAAACGCCCGGTGTTGTTGAGCCGCCTGCGACTCCTGAGCCTGCGAAAGAGCTGAGCGAGGAAGAAAAACTCCTCGCCGAGTTCGGCTTCAAGCAAGCCTTCAAGCCAGACGGTCGAGAGCACTACATCCCCCGCTCCAAGGTCCTCCAGATGATCGGCTCCGGCCTCAAGAGGGGGCTCGAGAAGTGGACCGGCGAGAAATCGACGCTGGAATCGCGGACAACCGAGCTGCAAGGCCACCTGAACGAGATGTACGCCGACGTGATGGGCGAGCCGAAGGCCCTGATCGAGAAGTTGGCCGGCGTCAATCCCAAGTTCCGCTCATTGCTCGAGCAGCCGCAGACAACGGCCGCGCAGACACCGGCGCCGGATGCCGAGATGCCGCAGCCGGACCTCACGCTGTCGGATGGATCGAGTACCTACAGTCTTCAAGGCCTGCAAAAATTGTTGGAATGGAACACGAAGCGGGTCGAATCCAAGATGGAGGCGCGGCTCAAGCCGTGGGAAGACCGCGATAAGGCGCAGCAGGCTGAACGCGAGCGGGAAGCATTAGCGCAGCACACGCGGGGCCAGATGCAAGAGGCGCAGGGCTGGCCGGGGTTCGGGCAGATGGCGGCGGATGGCTCATTGTCCGACTTTCAGCAGGCCGTACTAGACCGGCTGAAGCAGGACTCGACGACGGCACGGGCGGCCGGCCGGCGTCCGAGCATGACCCTGCGGGAAGCCTACTTAGAGGTGCGGGCAGAACGGCTCTCGACAGATCACAACAAGGTACGGGAATCCGTGCTGAAGGAACTGAATCAGGCGCCGCGGAGTCCTGTGGTGACGCGACAGGCCACGGATGCGCCGAAGGTGCCGGCTGGCGCGAGCACGGCAGATATTGCGGCGCGGACGCTGGATCGTTTAGAGCGTGGACGCTGAAGGCGATTACGGCCTCGTCTGGCCACCTGACTTCAAGTTCCGCGCGCGCAAGATCGGGGTTGCGATGGCTGCCGCCCAGATGATCGCGTGGATCTGCCCACAGCGACGCGTGGTCGTGCAGGCTGGTGGATGTGCCGGGCTCTGGCCTCGAGCGCTGGCCGCGCACTTTGAGGCGGTCTATACCTTCGAGCCGGACGAGCAGAACTTCGACTGCCTGACTCGGAATACTGCTGGCACCCCTAACATCTATAAGCATGACTGTGCCCTGTCCGACCGGCGCGGGACCACGGGCCTAGCGCGCCCAAAGGCGGGGGCAGGGCTCTGGCACTTGGCCGGGGATGGTGACATTGAGGTCGTCACGCTGGACTGGTTCCTGATTGACTGTCGGCCTGACGTGCCGGTCGATGCGCTGGCGTTGGACGTCGAGGGCTCAGAACCCGCCGTCCTGCGCGGAGCTGAACGGACCATAGCCAGACATCGGCCGCTCCTGTGGTTCGAATACTTGCACAACCAGGAGGCGATTGCGGAGTGGCTGACGGGCCACGGCTACGGGCCGCCACGGCCTGGGCTTGGCCCTGACTGGTATAGCCTGCCGTTATGATGTTGACAAGATCATAAGCAACGCTTATACTCAGATTAGGGAACTCACCTCCCGACTTAAAGGTGCAGTATGCGAGAGTGCCCCAACTGTGGGCAGCGTCGGCACGACGATTCGTTCTACCCGGACGCCGCGTGGCGATCGGGGGCTTGGTGTAAGACCTGTATTAATGAAAAACGGGCGGCCAAGACCCGCAAGGCGGTCGATGATTCAGGTCGGCAGCTTCGCGAGCAGGACGCGATTTGCGCTGTGGTCGATGGCTTCCAACAGAATGGCGAGCCTTATGTCTATCTCTTGGACGTCGGGCAAACCTACAAAATCGGGTATAGCACCTCGGTTTCCCAGCGTGTGCGGACGTTCAATACCGCGCATAGCAAGCCCGTCAAGGTCGTGGCCGTGGCTCCTGGCGGGCGCCGCATCGAGTGTCAGTTACACGAGCGGTTCAAACACTGCCGCATTGCCCGGGAATGGTATGGCCGGAGCCCCGCTGTGCTAAGGGCTTTCAAGTCGCTTCCCGGTGCTATGGTGTTCTTGTCGGGACACACCGCCCAAGACGCTCCTGCGTCTGCGTAGCACAATCTTAGGGGCCTGCACCCCTCATCAGCAGATTGGCATAACCCTCCGGGGCCTAACTACGGGGGACCAATGACTTTCTTTCTGAGAGGGCTCAATGGCCATCCCATTTGAACAGCTCGTGGCGGCGACGTACGACGACGTCGTCAACGAGAAGAACAAGGCTGCGGACCAGTGGTCCGACAGTTCCTTCCTGAAGACGCTGGAGCGTCTGGGCGGGGTCAAGAAGATCCCTGGCGGTGCCACGCTCCAGCTCACGCTCGATTACAAAGCGAACCCGGCAGCGGACTTCCTACTGACGGACGTTACCAGCACCTCGACCTCAAAGACAGAAATCCTGACGGCCGCGAGTTACGACCTCGTGCCGCTGGTGGTGCCGGTCAATTGGTCGTTCTTCGACGAGGCCGTCAACAGCGAGCGCAACCAGAAGGTGGATCTCGTCTCGTCCATCGTCGATAACGCGCTAGCCAGTCACGATCAGTCGCTTGAAGACGCGATGTTTGCCGCAACGGGCGGGACGGACGGCTTCAATACCATGATCGACATCTACTCGGAGAACGGCGAGGGCACGGTCGGAACCATCGTGTCTGGCACGGAAACCTGGTGGAAGTCGCAGTTCAAGGACTGGGGCACCGACACCGGCGCCACGCTCCTGGCGGACTACACCACGCTCTACAACTCCTGCGCGAAGGGCTCGGGTGGGCGCAAGCCGAACATCATCGTTGGCGGAGCGGCAATGCACGCCAACTATGAGGCGGCCCTGACGGCGAATCAGCGGTTTGTGAGTTCGGACAAGGCCTCGGGCGGGTTCACGGACCTCGCGTTCAAGACCATTCCGTACATCTTCAGCTCGGAGGTTGCGGCCAACGAGAACGCGTTCATGTTCAACACGAACGATACCAAGCTGTTCGTGGTGATGAGTGCATGGCGGAAGCGTCGCAAGGTCCAGGATCACGTCAACGCCGCAATGTCGAACTTGAAGATTTTCTCGGTCTGCCAGATTGCCACGCGAAATCGGTCGCGTGGTGGCGTGATCTTCAGCTAAGGGAGGCGAGAGTCACATGGCCTATAGCGTTGATTCGTCTCCCGCGGTTGGCGAAACCGGGGAAGTGCACACCGAGCAGAAGAACGAGCTCGGAGCGGTTCGGCTGTTCTCGGACCGGAACCATTACATCTACCTCAAGGGCGTCACATCGTGCGTGGACGGCTCGATGGTGGTCTTTCAGCCGGGCGTCTGGACGGCCGTGCTGCTCGCGACTGGCCTGAAAGGGAGTCTCGCCATCGCTACAGCGGCGGTCGATGCGGCCACCGAGTTCGGCTGGTTCGCGTACATCGGGCAGGACGTGGGGATCGCGCGGTCGGCGATCGCGTCGAACACCACGCTGTTCGCCGGTGGCGTGGCGGGTTCTCCTGACGATGTTGCGGTGAAGGGCGATCAGCTCATCAACTGCATATCCCGTAATGCGGCGGCTGGTGGCGGGGACTCGGTCATCATCCAACTGGATCGGGCCTTCATCGGCTTGTCCAACGAGTCCACTGGCTGATGAAGTCGTGCAAGACGTGCGGGGGCGTAAAGCCGCTAGAGGCTTTCGCTCCCCACTCCAGATACAAAGACCGCGTCTATCGCAAGAACGTGTGTCGGCAATGCGATGCGGCACGCAGGCTGCGGCAGTTCAACGGAAGCAAGCACGAGCCAGGCGTGATGGAGCGGAAGCGGCGTTATCAACGCAAGTGCTACGAGAAGACGCTGTCCGCTGGTAGCGATGGGCGAGCGTGGCGGCACCTTCGGTTGGTGTTAAAGCGACGCGGTTTGACGTTGGATCAATTTCATTCGCTCTTTGAGAACCAAGACTTCTCGTGTGCAATTTGCGGCGATGAGTTGGTGCTCGGCGGTAAGCGTGGCGCGTGCGTGGACCATTGCCACGCGACGGGCAGGGTCAGAGGCATTCTGTGCGCCAAGTGCAATCTTGGCGTTGGGCACTTCAGGGACGATTCTGCACGCATGATCGCTGCGGCCGGATACATCGAGAAATGGAAGGCTGCGTGAAGAAGGCCGTCATCATAGGTGGTTTTAGGCACACAGTCGAAAGTCCGCGATATCACTACCCGCACGCAGAACTGTGGCTGCAATCCACCAGCGCACGTGCGTGGGATTGGATTCTCTACGACTGGTCACGGTGGTTCGACATCCACACGATCGAGCCCAATTCGTTCTACCCAGGCATTCGGATCATGCGGCCTGATGTGCTGGCGTGGTACTACAAGCAGGGAAGCGAACGTCCGATCTATTTCACAAAGCAGTACCTGGACATCTTGGCGAGCCGTGCCTACCCGATCGAGAAGATCACCGAGACGTTTGGCGCGGGCTATTTCGGGTGCCAGCTCGATTACATGGGCGCGATGGCTCTTGATGAAGGGTTCGATCTGTGGATTCTCTACGGAGTTGGTCAGCCCTATGTGAAAGACCGCACGGGGGCGCGGGCGCAACACTGGTTCAAGCACCACGGCACGTTTCTATATTGGCTCCGTCTCGCAAAAGCGCGCGGGGTTGAGATTGTGTTGGACACGCCAGAATCCAACATGTTCACGCCGGAGATGATCGCGGACGAGGAGCAGTATCCGACGCCGCCTCCGCTCGCCTACCGGTATGGATATGACATGGGTGTTGAACGCGAGCAGATCAGAGAGGCCCAGACGGCGGAGTACGTGTTTGATTAGGAGCGATATGGCACGACAGACAGAGCAGGACACGAACGATCGCATTGCCGCCGTGCTGGAACAGCTCGCGGCCAATGCTCCTGTGCAGGAAATCGGCTACGGCCATCCGAAGTATCAGGAGCGGTTGCGTGAGGAAGGCTTCTTCGATGAGTTCGCGGCGCCGGTCTACCAGAACGGTAAGGAAGCACAGGCCAGAGGCCTGAAGCCGGAAACGATCGAGCGGGCGCCGAAACTACGTGCTGGCAAGTATCTCGGCGGCAAGGTGGAAGTGGCGCGGGACAACCGCGATCGCGTGCACCTGATCTATAAGATCTCGAAAGTGGAAGACCGGATGCGGTTTCAGTCTGTCGTCAAGAGCTTTGACGACATGATCGACCAGATCTGGAACGAAATGCACGCGGCGGCGTAACGCACACGACAATCTGACCCACCCTGGGGTGATGGGGCTGCGCTCGGCCGGGATGCCGGGGCAGCCCTTTTTTATTGGGACTGAGAGGGCCGAAGGCCGTGAACAAACGAGTACGGATAGTCGCGGGGCTGTTAATCGCGTTCGTCCTACTGGCCGACACCGGATACGCGCAGCGCAATCTTGGCCTGCGGACGACACTGCAAAGCGCGGCCACGACGGGCAACGGGACGGCTGTTGACGTCTCGAAGGCGACTGCGGGCGTCACGATCTACTGCGAAGGCACAGGGACGATCACGAGCGGGGTCATCACGATTGAGGAATCGCGGGACACGGCCACTGCGGGCGCATGGTCATCGCTGACCACGATTACAGGCACGAATATCACGGCCGGAGCCGTTGAGGCGGTACATCTCACAGGCGTCTATATCGCAGTCCGCGCACGGATCTCTACCACCATCGGCGGGGGCGGGTCTGTGACGTGCGAACTGCTGGCGAACTGACATGCGCGCGAAGCACCTGCTCTTCGCTCTCGCGCTCGTGGTTGGCGCTGCGTTCCTGGTGGACGCGCAGACGAGCCAGTTTATCGGTGGCGCGGTCGGTCGCGGGCTCTTCGCGGATGGCTCGGCGAGCGCGCCGAGTGTGTCGTTCGCAAGCGATACAAATACGGGCCGCTTTCGTAACGGAGACGGCGATCAGATCGACGTGGCCAGCGGTGCTTCGATCTGGCGAGTCTACAGCTCAGGAGTTATTGTCGCCCAGAATAAATATCTAGGCTTCGGCTCGTCCGGCTCTGGAGTCGAAGACACGATCCTGCAGCGTGGCGGCGCGGGCCTCCTGAATCTCTCTGACGCAGATGGCACACCCGATCTGAATCTCAATGTCGGTGGCTCGCCCGCGCTTTCGACTTGCGGCGATGGGGCGCTTGCGACCGGCTCCAGTAACACGTCGGGTCGCGTAACCGGCACGACCCAGACCGCCTGCACCCTTACGTTCTCAGCCAGTTTCGGGGGCAATTCTGCAGATTGCGTGATGGCGAATCTTATCGCGAATCGCGGGTTCGTGTCTGCGGCCTCCGCGACGGCGTTTACCGTGTCCTCGCTCACGGCTGGTGACGACTTCATGTACTGGTGCGCGGGCCGCTAGTGGCTGAATCGAACGAGAGCGACAAGGATATACCGACTTCCACTGGGGACGTCTGGGCGCCGTGGCGTGCGCGCGTCAGTGCGTCGCGCAAGCGTCGCGAAGAGCGCGTATCCGAGTGGCAAGAGAACGTCGATCTCCGCAAGGGCGCCATTGGCCGCACGCGGGATGCCTACGACCGCATCTCGGTCAAGTCTGATAGCCGCATCAGCACCAATCAGGACTGGCCGCTCACCAAAGCCAAGATCGCGCAACTCTACTCGCAGACGCCGGAAGTTCGCCTCTCGCCGCGGAATGAGCGGTTCAAGGGCGCCGTCGCGCCGTTCGGCCGTGAACTGAACGACACGGTCGCGACGACAAGCGTCGGCAGCACGATGGAAGAGTGTCTCGCTGACGTGGTGAATGCCTCCGGCGTTGCCGCTGTCCTAGGTGGCTGCGAGAAGCGCACAGAACCGCGGATCGATCCGGTCACTGGGATTGAAGCGCAGTTCCCGGTGGATATTCGGTATCTGGCACAGCGCATCAGCCCCGCCGACCTGCTCGTGCCGGACGACTTCACGGGCAGTAACTACGATCACGCTCGGTGGCTTGGCGAAGACGGGCGGATGACGTGGGCGCAGTCTGTCAAGAACCTCGGCCTGACCGAGGACGTGAAAGAGAAGGTGCTCGGGACCGACAAGCGGGCCGGCGGGACTACGCACAGCCTCAACACCGATACGACGAAGTTTCGCGATACCGAAGTTGTCAGCTACACACAGATTTTCTACTGGCGGCACTTCTATCACGAAGACGAGACGAACTTCCGCGCACTGCAACGGCTGGTGTTCGTGGACGGGCTCGAGGAGCCGGTCGTCAACGAGCCCTATCAGGCGCAAGTGCGGCTACAGGACGGCCGCATTGCCGGCGTCACGAAGAACCCGATCCAGGTTTTGACGCTGACCTACATCAGCGACGAGAACCTGCCGCCGTCAGATTCGTCAATCGGTCGAGGCGCGGTCGATGAGCTGGAGCAGTCCCGCACTGACATGATGCTCCAGCGGAAGCATTCGATTCCGATCCGCTGGGCCGACAGCAACCGAGTCAGTCAAGGTACGCGCTCGCTGCTCGAGAAGGGCACATATCAGGGTTTCATCATGACCAACGGCCCCGGCGATCGGGCTGTTGGGGAAGTCTCACGCGCGTCGTTCCCGCCAGAGAAGTTCGAGATCGACAGGATCATCAAAAGCGAACTCACCGAACTGTGGCAGGTCGGCACGAATCAGGCCGGCGCGTTTTCGAGCGGCGAGCGGTCTGCGCGGGAAGCCGGGATCATCGAGCGTAATTTCCAGCGTCGTGTTGGGCAGGAGCAGGACAAGGTCTCGAAGTTCTTCCTTGGGATCGTGGAAGTCCTCGCTGGTCATCTGGCGCTGTACGGGACGTTTGATCTGCCCGACGAAATCGGGCCGATGCGGCAGGAACTGGCGAATGGCTTTACCTACAGCGTACGCGTCGATTCGACCGTTCGCTTGGATGCCGATGAGCAGATTGAACGACTGACGAAGGGCCTCAATCTCACCGGACAGAGCGGCTACGTCAATCTCAAGTATGTCAACGAGCGGATCTGGGAACTGCTCGGCGAAGACCCTGCCAAAGTCATCGTCGATCCGCAGCCCAAACCGCCGGAACCCGTGAAGATCAGCGTCAGCGATGCGATGAACTTCCATGACCCTATCGTTCTGGCGACCATGATGCGGACGCAGCAGGCCCCGACGCCGCAAGACCTCTCCGCTGCGATTGCGTTGCTCCAGTCGGCCGGCGCGATGGCTCCGCCGCCAGTGGCACCGGACGAGGGAGACGGTCAGCAGCCGCGCGAAGTGCAGAAGCCGGACATCGCGAACGCGGACTGGTCGGCGGCGCCGAGGATCGACAAGCGCGACGAGGATGGTGGTGCGTGATCTGTGAACGCTGTTTCAAGGCCCTAGCCGAAGGCGAGCACGGGCTGTTTCTCTGCCCGCTGGAGCCGAGGCCGTACGGCTTGGCTGTTCGGCCGGACACGATCGTCGGCGGGCTCGTCATCGAACACGGTTTGTGTAACGAGGACGGAAGCCCGCGCACGTATTACTCGCACTCAGAGATCGCGCTGGAGTGTCAGAAGCGCGGGCTGATGCGCTGGACGGACATACACGCCGAGGACAAGACGAAAGACGCGCTGGTTCGTGCCGACTGGTACCAGAGCTCGGAAGCGAAGCTCGCGAAGGCCAGGCGCGATGAGGCGCGGAAAGAGAAGCGGTTGGCGCGCGATCGCGCAGCAGCGCAGACGCGATGACGTTCACGCAGATTAAAACGAAGATTCTCAATTATTGCAATCTGTCCAGCACAGATGCGGATACCCGTGTCGGCCTGTCGATCAACGCGGCCTACCGTCGAATCACGTCTCTGCTCGGGATGGACCCGGCGCGCTTTGTCACGCGCAGCCAGTCCACGACCAACGGCGTGGCGACGGTCGTATTTACCGAGATCGAGAAGATCGATCGCGTCATCGACGCTACGACCAGTACCGCGATACGGCTGCTGCAAGAAACGTCCATGCACGAGTTGCGGTCCTCGCAGCCTGGCACTGGTCAGCCGGTGCGCTGGGCATTCCAGACATCAGACGCCGATTCCGTCACGATTCGTCTCGATACGCTCCCGCAGACGACGTATTCGCTGCAAGCCGATGGCTGGACGACGCTGTCGGATCTCAGCGGGTCGGACGAGCCGGTCTTCCCAGAATCGTTCCACGACGTCTTGGCGTGGTACGTCATCGCTGAAGAACTGCTCAAGAAAGAAAAAGACAAGCTCGCACGGGAATACGAGCGGCGCGCGGACAAGCTGCTGGCGGAACTGCGGTTCCACTTTGCCGACTCGCACACACGGGATACGCGGCAGGGCGGCGGCGTCACCGCGCCGGGCGGTGCGGCTGGCGGCAGTGGCAGCGGATCAGTCGGCGGAACAGCCTACACACAGACGGCGCTGCTTACGTTCGACCTCGGGGCCAGCACGGCACCGTTCGCGGTGGCGCAGGCGACGGCGCCCTATGTCGCCAATCTCGGCGCGGAATTCCTCGGCAACATCACAACGGATCGCTTGATAGGGCGGGACACGGCAGGGACTGGCGAGAGCGAACAACTCACAGTTGGCGGCGGGATCGAGTTCACCGGCAGCGGTGGGATTCAGACGTCCGCCTTCACGGGCGACGTTACGAAATCGGCTGGCGGGACTGCACAGACAATTCCGAACGACACCGTCACCTACGCCAAGATGCAGAACGTTTCAGCGGCCTCTCGGCTGCTCGGGCGTGGGAGTGCTGGCGGGTCTGGTGACCCGGAGGAGTTGACGCTCGGTGGCGGCTTATCACTGAGCGGCACAGTGCTCAGCGCGGCAGCTCCGCTACTGCTGAAGGCCAACAGCGGAACGACGACAACGGCGACCGCCGAAAACGTTGACACGGTCGCGATCTCTGGCCTGACGGCGAAAGATACGCTGTTTATTTACTACACGATGGAGTCGGTCACGCAGGCCACGGCCAACCCGCGGTTCTACAACGACACTGATGCCGTACTTATCGCCCAGGTGAACAACCGCCTCGCCATCTCGGCCGGCGGGAAGTTGATCGGACACGCCCAAGCCATGCAGGCGCAAAGCGCGGCGACGCGTGTCTTTGGCATTGCGACTGACATCAACTTCGGCGTAGCCGACACAACACTGCTCGGGAGCGCCCACGATGTGACATTCACGACGAACTGGACTGGGTCATGGACGCTTGCGCTTAGGCAAGGCGGCGTCACGGCGGGCGGCACGTTTAAGTGGTCGTGGTCCGTGTACAAGGTCCCGGGGCAGTAACCGATGGGCGCGCTGAACCGCTGGGTGTATCGGGTGAGTGATGGGCAAATCCTCATGGGGTCTGGATTTGATCCGTCGGTGTATCTGACTGATCAAACCGCGTACGCCCTTCTTGATCTTCCGGACGATGCCCCGTGGCCGAATCCCCGCTCACAGCGTGCGGCTAGTAGCACGACGCTGCGGGCCGCGACATCATCGGAGCAAGCGGCATATGACGCTGTGGTCTTGGACGCGGAGGTTAGGGTCGAAATGGACGCAAGGCGCCTGATGTCGGCCCTCGTCTGGGCAATTATCGACACGTACTCGGCGCCGGCCACCGTCGCCAAGTATCAAGCGGCGCGCACGAAGATCGTCAACGCGTATAAGTCCCAGCCGTGGAAGGCCTGACGTGGCGGACCTGCAGATTACCTCGCTCCGCGGCGGCATGAACAACACGGACCCGGCGATTGCGCTGCCAGAGGATCAGTGTGTTCTAGCGCAGAACGTCGAGTACGTGGAGTCCATGCTCGGCGAACGGCGGCTCGGCACGACCGCTATTACGCTCCCGGCATTCCTGAGCGGCAAAGATCGCGTACCGTTCCTGTTCCGGCATCTGCCGACAGCGGACGAGACAGCGGCGGAGTTGTGGGCGCTGGGTGTCACAAGCACGACCACGGTGGCGCTGGGCCGCAAGACGGCAAGCTGGTCGGAGATCACGATCTCAGACACGCCGACGCTCACCGGGTTCAGTCAGTACCGCTGGCAGGCCGTGACGCTGCACGGAAAGATTCACTTTTTCTACGACTCGAACGTGGACAGGCCGCACGTCTGGGACGGGACCACGATGCGGCGTTCGGGGTTCGAGGACACATACAGCGCGCCGACGTCCGCCGATGCGGGCTCCGGAACGCTCACGGGCACGCGCTACGGGCGAGTGCGGTTCGTCGAAGTCTCAGGGTCCACGGTCCTGCGGCGCAGTGAGCCGAGCGCTGTGAAGACGCACTCACCGAGCGGGACTGGCGCGTCGATTACGTGGACGCGGCCGACAGCGCCGAGCGAGGGTGAGACGCACTGGGAAGTCGAGTTGTCCACCGACAACGCGAATTTCTATCGCATGGACAGGATCGCGCTCGCGACCACGACGCATAGCGACTCAGTCGTATATGCCACGGGCTACGCAGCGACAGGCACGCTCAGTGAGGACACCGGCGATTACACGCCGCTGTGGAGTGCGCGGTACGCGACGGCCGACGAAGACCGCTTGGTGATTGCGGGGAGCTGGGAAGACGACGCGCTCGCCTCGCGTGTGGGCTGGACGCCTGTATTCAATGCCGATGGCGTTGGCAATGACGAGCGGCTGGAATCGGACACGGACCCGACAAAAGACCTCGACACGTACAAATACGGACCCGTCACGGGTTTGTCTGAACCCATCTTGGGCGGGATCTGGGTCACGAAACAGCACGCCGTGTACAAGCTGTCGCGAACTGGAAAGCGCGACGTCGCGTATGAAGCCGATCTGTTTTCGGCGGCACTGGGCGGGATTCACGGGTCGCTGGTCTCTGGTGTCGATGAAACCGGCCAGCCGTGTCTCTATGCGATTGACTTCGAGCAGGGACCGTATCGGATCGGCATCGGTGGCATCAAGCGGTGCGGCGAAGACCTGCGGGCGACATGGTCCACGTTGAACATCAACGCGACGGCGGTCGTGACGCAGGCGCTCTACTACCCCAAAAAGAAGCAAGTCATCTGGTGTCTTGCGACCGACGCAAACAACCGGCCGGACAAGGCCGTCGTGCTGCACGTCGATAAAGCGCGGCCATACGCCGACGGTATTCGCAAGGGCTGGGCGCTCTGGACGGGCACGCGGGCTTCAGCGCTCTCGATGTGCCTGTTCGCCAGCAACATTGATGACAACACGACACGAAACCTGAATCTTGTGCCGTTTATCGGGCTCGAGGGTTCAAGTCTCGTCCATCGCTGCGACACCGGCACCGACGACAACGGGACCGCGTTTGTCTCCACGATTACGAGCAAGCCGTACTTTATGCGGAGTCCGGCGCACCATTTCGAGGCACGCGCTGCGGCGTTGATGGGCAAGGCCACCACGAACGCGAAGGTGGACGTCAAGTGCATCCGAGACTTCGGGATTGAGACGACGGTCACGGTATCTGACGTCACGTTCACGGCATCGGGCAGCGAAACACAGGTGACGAATCTGCTGGACAGCTTCAAGGGCGCGGAGATGGAAGTCGGACAGTTCCAGTTTACGGACGTCGCGTCTCCTTCGGCGCAGTGGCAATTAAATCGATTTGACGTCGTCAGCACAGACGGGCAGGCACCGTAAATGTTTAACATCCGCCATCAAGAACTCTTACTGCTCACGCCTGGACTCTATGAGGAGTTGAACGACTTCTATAAGCGCCTGAATGGGTTTCTCCGAGAGGGGCACGAAGACGACGGATCGCTGATTCCTGAGGAGTGGGTGTCTGTGCCGTATGACGCAAGGAACTTCCATACGGACTCGGGGACGTGGACGGTGGAAGCGGCCGATCAGTTGTTGTTCAAATACCTGCTCAGAGGGAAAGCGATGACGATCGCCTTCAACTTCGCCAACACCACGCTCTCGGGGGTTGGGAATGAGCTGCGCGTCAGGATACCAGGCGGCAAGCTGGCGCGGAATCAGGAGTGGACGGGATTTGTCTATGCGTTCGGGACGACCGAGGAAATCGCAGTTGTCGTGACGCGCCTTGAGACGTCTGGCGGGTCCGAGAATCTCTCGATTCAGCGGATTCCAGTGACGGCGTGGCCAAATTCCACGAATGCGCAGGTATTGCGCGGGTCGATTACGTTCGAGACGCAGTGAGGCGTACACTGAAGGCATGAAGAACACGCTGATTGCTGGCTTCTGTGTCGCGGCGTTTGTGGCTGGTGGCGTCATCGGGTATGCGCAAGGGCAATACGGGTACATGCCGGACTGGTGGGCGGGATGGTCGGTTGTCTCGGTTGGGCCGCATATCGAAGGGCACCCGTCGTCACTGGGCGGCGTCGTCGGACAGGTTCAGCACGATGCCATGCCGAACGGCGGGCCTCAGGGCCTCGAGGGCTACGTCTACGACGACCACCAGGCCGGAACCACGCGGCTGACGTTCGGCCTCGTGAGCAATGTCGAGTTGGCTGGAGCGGGTCACACGCAGGAAGTCCGGAGCAGTGGTGGCGTCGTGACCGGGCCGGCGCGTGTCTCGAAATGGGACATGAACGGAGGCTCGGTGCATAACGTGAACCCGTCCGCGCAGATTGACGAGATTTGCGGGCTGTGTCCGCAGTGGTCAGGCAACATAGTGACAAAGCGCGGCGTGTGGCTCCCAGCAGACACGCAGGCGAATCGACTACCTGGCACGACGGACGTGGAGACGCTGCGATTTTCTAACGGGTGGACGATCAGTGCGGCGGGCGACACGCTAGAGATCAGAGACCGGAACGGAGTAGTCCGGCGATGGTGAGACATGGCAGACCAATACGAAGACTTTCTTAGCGAACTCTCGAAACGCTCTGGGGCCTCCGTGGAGCAGAGCGACCTCGAGGCGCTCCGCGGCAAGAACCCAGAAGACGTCGAGGCGCATAAGAGGGCGCTCGAGGCACAGTACGCGCAGCGAGGGAGCAATACACCGGGCCAGGGCAGTGGCAGTTCAGCGCCTACACCTCAGCCTGTCCAGGCGGCGCCGCCCGCGCAGACCTGGAACAATTCCGCGAACATGTTTCCGGACTGGTACCGGGACCAACAGCAGCAACAGAACGACTTGATGCGGCAGCAGATCGCCCAGCAGCAGGCCGCGCAAGCTGAGAATAAGACGCGCGCGGATGCGCTCTACGGCCAGTTGAACGCACGCGCGACTCAGGGCCTGCAGGTCAATGCGAACGACCCGATCATCCGTGGCCAGGTGGACGCGTATGCAGCCCAAGGCGAGCGGGCACGTCGGGGCTACCTGAGCGACATTGCGGAACGCTCTGGTCCGCTGGCGAATATTCAGGGCGAGCGCCGGATGGCGGCGGAGCGGCTGGGGCAGGGCGCGAGCGCGTTTCAGGCGGAACTGCTCGGGCGGGAGCTGGGATCGCGGCGCGACGAGATTGCGCAGGCGCTTGCGATGCAGGGGTCGATGTTGTCGGGCGATCAGAATCGGAACCTGCAATCACAACTCGCCGCGATGGATCAGGCCATTGCGGAAGCCGGCGTCGGACTGCAAGGGCGCGGACTCGATCTCCAGCGCGAACTTGGTAACAGAGGGCTCGACCTGCAGCGCGACCTCGGCGGCCGAGGGCTCGATTTACAGAGTCGCGGGCAGGATCTCTCACAGGACCAATTTCTCCGAGAACTGGCGCTGAGGGAATGGGACCGCGGACAGTACTGGGATTACAACTACGCAGGGCTGTAGGAGACGACAATGGGCTGGCTCAAAAACATCGCGAGAGTCGCAGCAGTCGGCGCAGCGCCGTTTACTGGCGGGGCGAGTCTCGCCGCGCTGCCGATGATTAACGCTATTGGCGCGGGAGGCGCAGCCCTCAGCGCAGGGTCGCAAGCGAGCGCACAGAACCGCGGATCGCAGTTCGGCGGGCAGATGGATCTCGCGAATCTGCTCATGCAACGCGACTTCGGGCGCCTTGGCCTAGAAGGGGAAGCTGACCGCGACTTCTTCAATCAGACGATCGGCCGCGAACAGGAAGGCCGCGCAGGTCGAGAGGACGCGTGGCGCAAGCTGCAGTCCGCCCAGCGCACGCTGAGCCCAGGCGCGCGGCCGTCACTGAGTCCCTATTCTGTCGCGCCACGACAGGCGACCGATATGGAACGGCAAGGCGCGGATGCGCTCTCACAGGAAGTCATGGCGCGACTCACTGGCGGGAATCCGATCGCGATGCCGACGCGGCGGGACACCTCGTTCCAGTATGACCCGATGAGCACGATCGATCCGCGGCTGCTCAAGGCTGGCAAGGGCGAGAGGATCGCCGGCTGGTTAGGGGCTGGCCTCAGTGGAGCGAGCGGGCTGTATCGGCCACAGGTGGAGCCACGCATAGCCTCGCGCCCACAGCCGATGGATGAGCGTCCACGTCCCAACACGGGCGGCCCTGTTGACCCTAACGGTTTCAGGGTGTGGTTCTAGATCATGGCTCGATACGATTTCGTCTCACCGGGCGCGATGGCTGGAAACGCTATCCAGCAATTCCTGATGCAGCGCGCGATGGAAGAGCGGCAAGCGAGGATGGACCAGCTTGCGGCAGAGCGACAGTCCGCAGAGATTGGCCAACGCGAAGCCGATCTTGGTCTGCGGCGACAGCAAGAAGCGCGCATAGCTGAAGCGCAGGCGCAGCAGCAGAAAGACCTTGAACAGGAACGGGAGTTCAGGCGCGCGTCTGTGCTCGCCGAAAACGCCATACCAGGCGATCCGATCGATCCGGACACCAAGGGCGTGATGGAGCGCCAAGGGTTCGGGGGCGCCATGCGGACCATTCCCGGCCAGCCGGCGAGCGAAGGGTTCGGTGTGCTCGAAAGCCTGGAGCAGCCCGCGCCCGGCGCGGGCGTGCTCCAGAATTCGCCACCGCCTGGCATCCTGCAACCAGCGCAGCCAGAACGTACGATCGCCCGTGGCGGCTCAAAGTATCTCTCCGCTCGACAAGCAGCCGAGGAGCGCGCGGCGCAGGCGGCAGAAGCACGCGCGGCGCGAGAGGCAGAAGGCGAGCGCAATCGACAGTTCCGCGGCGAGCAGGGGGAGGCGAATCGCGCACTCCGCGAGGACTTGGCACGGGCGAGCGCGTCAGGTCGAGGCGAGACGACCGCGCTTCGCAACGACCTCTTGCGGACACAGGTTGACGCAGCCACCCAGAAGGCCGAAGACAAGCAGGTGGCTGATAAGCGCGCGCGGGATGCGGCGCGGGTAACGTCTGGCGCCACGATCGACGTCATCAAGGAGTTGGCGGACTTCGATGAGCGGGGCCGCGCAACGCTGAAGCCAGGAACCGCGAACCTATTCGGGGCCAGAAACCCGCTCGCCCGCTTGGTGCCTGGTTCGGACACCAACAACGCGAAGGCGGCCCTAGACCGACTCAAGGGCCGAGTGATCGTCGATCTGCTGAACGAGATGAAGAACCAGTCACGCACGGGCGCGACGGGGTTCGGCGCGCTGTCCGGGCCTGAGCTGAAGCTTCTGGAGAACGCAGCCGCAGAGCTGAATAGCTCGATGATCTCAGACACCCGCGCAGCCGCGGAGCTTGAGCGCATCTACAGCATGGCGAAGCAGTTATATGGCGACGAGCCGGGCAATGGGCCGGCGAACGGCGGGCCAAGCGGCGGCTCTGGCCGTGTCTACTACGACGAAGAAGGGAATCAGGTGCAGCGGTAATGCCTGAAGTCGTCATCATCGCCAAGGACGGCGCCGAGCACGTCTTTCCTGACGGCTTCGACCCGAAACGAGCAGCCGCGATTGTGCGCGGGGGGTCGCATCCGAAGCCGACAGGCTGGGCTGCTCGGCAGGTTGAGGAGAAGTACGGGCCGGAGATGGCGGAGCAAATCGCCAACGCGGACGCGATGGGCCGAGCGATGCCGCCGCCGGGCGTGCTCAGTCTCGCGCGAACGACTGTCCCTGGCGTGTTGAGCAAGGCGTCTGGGCTTGGGAGCCGAGCGGTGGCTTACGGCAAATCGCCGTCAGGGCGGCGACTACTACGGCGGGCGGCTGGAAAGGCCTTAGAGGGTACCGCGCTTGGCGCGGCGATGAAGTATTTCGACTAGCTTGAGCAGCGCGGTCACTGCGAGACTGAACAAGAACACGTCGATCGCGGGCCTTCTGCCACCGAGTGCAACATAGACAACAGTCGCGACGATTGGGCAGATCATGAACACGAGCCATGCGATGGCGAATAGATGCGGCAGGTTCATGCCAAGAGCCTAGCACGACACGGGGAGACGAGCCAAATGGGAGTGACGGTTGAGGCCGTGATGGCCGCAGCGGTGCCAGTAGTGGGCGTGATTGTCTGGCTGATACGCCTTGAGGGCCGCATCAATCTGCAAGACGCGCGGTACGAGGAGATCAAAGACAGCTTGGTCTACATCCGCGATCGTCTGGATCGTGCGTTGAATGGCATTGACACGCACCGCTAACGGCGTGTTACCATTGGCACACCAACCTTCCAACATGAACCTTCCCGCATGGGGCGGCGAGTCGCAGTGGCGCTGGAGTTAACAGACCACCACGCACTAGCCTTGACCCTCTGGGGTGAGTCCAGATCTGGACCCATCGAGGGCAGGGTATCAGTTGCCAACGTCATCCGCAATCGTCTGAAAACCGGCCGGTGGGGTGATACCTACCGCTCGGTCTGTCTCGCGCCGTGGCAGTTCTCCTGCTGGAAGCCGCAAGGTGGCAAGGAGAATTACGAGGCCGTGCAGAACCTAGCCGCACGACTCGTGAACGATGAGAAGCCGGAAGACTCAGTGCTCAGAGAGTGTCTGTGGATTGCGCACGGCATGATCGGGGAGTGGATACAAGATACCGTGCGTAAGGCAACGCACTATCACGCGAAGTCCATGAGTCCGAAGCCCTATTGGGCGCGCGATCGGGAACCCATCACTGAAATCTGCGGCCACCTGTTCTATGTGGGGATTCGATGAATAAGATCACATCAATAGCGAAGCTTGTTGCTGCGTTCGGGGCAGTCCTGGGCGCACATGCGGCCCTGCCAGAGCCGTATGGGGCCATCTTCGGCGCGATTGTCGCGGCGGCCACCTACCTGGCCAGGTCTCCGCTCGATGCTGCCTGAAGATCTTTGGATCTGGAGTCGCTACGCGATAGGCGCAGGAATCATTGCGTCTATCCTCTTCGGCGCAACTACCGCCGCCGCGCCCGGTTTCTATGTCAGTGGCGAGTTATCCGCCACGGACACAGAGCGGGAAGAGGGCATGGTCGCCATCGGCAACGATGTGATTCTCATCGTGCGGGACCAGCCTATTTACGACCGGCAGATTGCGCCGCTGATTGGGTCGCGGGTCAGGCTCGTGCTGGTGGCGAAATGATACCTGAGCTGCTGGTCGCAGTCCCGCTTGCCGTGGCCCTCGTGTATGTGATGGCTCTCTGGGCGGAGCGCAAGCCATGACACCGCGCGCCTTCGTCCAGCAAGGCGAATCAGAGCCTTTGAAGGGCGCCTGTCATGCCACCGCGGCCGCCCTGCTCGGCATCATGACGGTCTATAACGTCACGGCTTGGCTGTACCGTCGCGAACCCCACCTCGCCTTCAACTCCATCATCTATCTTGCTGGTCTCTGCCTGGAAGGCAAGAAGACCTATAACCACTTCACGTCCTAATGGGGAAACCGCTCACGCGAGAGCAGGCCGATGAACTCTTGCAAGGCCTGCGTCGATACGCAAGCGTGACGGTCGCCGCCAAGGCGCTTGGTATTCACAGGGCCACGCTGGATAGCAGGGTGCGCGCGGCGCGACGGCTACTCGACACTGCCACGCACGAAATCGAGGACACGGTAGCGGCCTTTGAAATGGCGGACCTGCCCAGCGAACTGCCCACGGCCGCAGAACTCCTGTCGCGCAGGGCCAAGCAGTTCGCCCGCAAGCAGAGCGCGCAAGAATCTAGACGCCTGATCCCGGTCAAGGTTAACATCGACGGGCCGATAGGAATCGCACATCTCGGCGATCCGCACGTAGACGACGATGGCACGGACATCGACATGTTGCAGCGACATGTCGCCATCATCAACAAGACGGAGGGACTGTTTGCGGGTAACGTGGGAGATTACAGCAATAACTGGGTCGGTCGCTTGGCCCGCCTATACGGACAGCAGTCTACGTCTGCTGCAGAAGCTTGGGTACTCGTGGAGTGGCTGGTCCGAGCGGTTCCATGGCTCTATCTGGTTGGCGGGAACCATGATTTGTGGTCCGGATCCGGTGATCCCATTCAGTGGATGGCCGCACAAGCCAGGGTCAGCTATGAAGCACATGGAATGCGTCTCGGACTGACGTTCCCGAACGGCCGCATCATCCGCGTCAACGCCCGCCACGACTTCTCAGGGCACAGCCAGTGGAACACCGTCCACGGCCCATCCAAGGCCGCGCAAATGGGCTGGCGCGACCATATCCTGACCTGTGGGCACAAGCATGTGTCCGGCTATCAGGTGGTCCGTGATCCTGCGTCAGGCCTGCTCTCGCACGCGCTGCGCGTCGGCACCTACAAGATTTACGACCGCTACGCCGAAGAGAAGGGACTACCGAACCAGAACTTTATGCAGGCGCCGGTCACGATCATCAACCCTGACGAGCCGGACGACAGCAATCGCTGTGTCCACGTTGTGTTCGACCCTGAAGAAGGGGCCGATTATCTGACATGGCTGCGCAAGCGGTGGAAGCGGAAGGCGGCATAGAACCTCATGGAACTTGAGGATTTGTGGGATGAGATGCAACGCGGGCGAATCTGGGAGTGCTCGCTCCGTGACCCCAAGTTTCATCTGGACGGCCTGCAGGACGGCGAGAACGTCTACATCGACCCACGTCCAGCGATTCTCGAAACGCTGGTGCATGAACTATTGCACCGGAGAAAACCGCGGCTCGGGGAAATGACGGTCCTGCGCCTGGCGCATCGGCTGGTGATGGAGATGGACGAGGCCACGAAAGCAAAGTGGTGGCGGGCGTACAAGCGGATTCGCAAGGTCGGACGACCCGTGGTGCTGGAGGACGATTGATGATGAAGCGCCTTCGCTGTCTCTGGCGCACCTGGGGCCTGCATGAATTTGGACAGACGGATTACTGCCTGCACTGCGGCAAGAGCATATGGAAAACGTATTTGACACGATGAAGGCGACATTCACCAGCGGCGCAACCAGCAGCGAGGCCAAGCCCCGCTACGACCTGATCCCGCCAACAGCGCTCAAGCGGCTGGCCGAGCGGTTCGGCTACGGCGCGCGGAAGCACGGCGATCACAACTACAAGCAAGGCTATCGGGATCATGAGTTCGTTCGCGATCGCATTAATCATCTCATCGAGCATGCTGTGCAGTACGCGAGCGGTGACCGGACCGAAGATCACCTCGGCGCCGTCATGTGCAACGCCGCGATGCTAGCGGAGCTCGAGCGAATGGCTGTGGACTGCCGCGAAAGCTACGACGACCGGCAATTACGCTCCGGCGAAGCGCAGCGATCCATCACGGAAGAACTGCGGGCCGCCGGTTACTGAGGATATTTCCCATGCGCCATCTGATTCTCGCCCTGTCCCTGTTCGCGTTCTCGCTGCCGACGATGGCCTCGACCGACTGGCGTCTCGCTGCTGAGAAGGTCGCGCGGTCTGCCGTCTTCATCGAGAGCAAAGAGGGCAGTTGCACGGGGTTCGTGATCGACAACGATCGGGACTACGTGCTCACGGCGGCGCACTGCGATGCTAAGGATCTGTTTGTCGATCAGTCGCCCGCCAAGGTCATCTCGAAGGACGTCAAGAAGGATCTGATGGTCGTCCACATCGACGACCTCGACCGGCCGGCGCTGAAGCTCGCCAAGGACAACCCGAAGACGGGCGACGAAGTGGCATCCTTCGGCTACGGCTACGGTCTCGAGCGCCCCATGTTCCGGGTGACGCACATCTCAGACGACAAAATTTACATCCCCTATGAAGGGATTGGCGGGCCGCTGGTGGCCGTGGATGCCACGTTCGTGCCTGGGCAGAGCGGCGGACCTGTGGTCAACGTCGAGGGCGACGTGGTGATGGTCGTCCAGCTCGGTACGCCGATTGTGGGATTCGGCGTTGGCGCCGAGACCATTAAAGACAAGGTCGGTAAATATTTCCAGCGGCCGGCCAAGCCATAGACCCACAAATCAATTGAGGAACCATGTCTGCGGCCGAGCCTCCGCGCGGGTCACCGTGAAATGACGGACCGCGTCGTTAAGAGCCTCGACGCACCGTCGTTCGCGATCACGTACAGCCTTCGTGCGCCGGTCCTCTTTCAATGATTGCAGGGCTTCTTTGCGGACATCACGGAAGTTCATGCGCGTTACTGTAGCACGTCCCCTAAGCAGGCGCCCCTTATTTTAGGCTCAGGCCTCATCCTCAAATAGCGCGCGACGTATGCAAGGAACCTCAAAACAGCGGGATGCCCTCGTACCACAGAAGCGCTGCGGTCGTCAGCGACAGGACGAGCATATAGAAGGCGAGCACCGCGACGAAGAGGGCGACTTTGCCGAGGAACCTGAAGACGCACATCATGGGTTGTGGTTCCACGTGTGGTGCCACGAATGTTAGTCCAGACAGTCTTTATATGTGCCATTTCATTCCAATTCCTGTGAAGTGGAACCAGCCGTGGAACCGAGGCGAAACCACAGATAAACGCCTGAAAACATGCGAGATAACTGGCGGAAGCGCCTGGGAGTCGAACGCAAAGCCCGCGCCTGTATCTGACTGCATACACGTCACTTCTCGTCGGTTCCACGTTGCGGTTCCACGCGGTTCCAGCCATTGAACCGTCCGGACAAGCTCTCACTGAGGGCCTGCATGCGGCTGCCGAGCACTGGTACATAGTGCTTGCGGGTCGTCTCGCGGCGCTTGTGCCCGAGCGCGGCGCCGACGTCGTCGAGGTCAATCCCAGACTCTGAGAGCGTGATGCCGAGCGTGTGGCGGCTCTGGTAGGGCCGCACGCCTTCTGGCCAGCCTGCGGTCCTGAGCGTTCGCACGAACGAGCTCTCGTTGAAGTCGCCCCACGCATTCGCCTCCGCGAACAACCGCCACGCCGCAAGCTGGTCGTCGTTCAAGTACAGCCCCGGCGTGAAGCCGCCCTTGCCGTCTCGAGGCACCCACACGCGCTGATCGAGGTCCACGTCTGTCGGCTGTGTGCGCGCAATTTCGGACGGTCGTCGGCCGAAGCTCACCATCACCCGGTACCTAGCTCGCGTCTTTGCATTTCTCAGCCAGCCACGGCGCTCATGCTCTTGGAGCTTCGCATCCACGGCCAAGATCGTCTCGTCAGAGACGCGCTGGATCGGGGTGCGGTGAATCGGCAGATCATCGATCTCGTCGCAGGGTGTCTCGATATTTTTCCCGTCCAGCACGCGGTACAAGTTCCCCATGGTCCAGATGCGGTTGTTGCACGTTTTCGGCGCCACGCCGGCTTGGAGCCACGCGGTACGCATGTCCAGCACGTCGGCCTTCAGGATCTGCGATCGTCGCTTGTCGCCCAGCGCACGCACTAGGGCACGCACCTCAGACCGCCGCTCGCGCCAGCTTGCCAGATGCCTTGTCAGCCGCTCGTAGGTGGCGGCGTCGGCCGCCAGCGTGCCACGGCTGGGCGTCGGCCTCGCCGTGTGCATCCGGGCCGCCCAGCGCTCCATGTCTTTGCGGATGTCTTTGAGCGCCGTACCGTGCTGGAACCGCAATTCTTTCGGCGCGTGGCCTCGAACTCGGACAATGGCAGAAATGCCAGAGGCGTCACGAAAGACGTTGGTTGCGATCCGTGTGCGCTGGCCTCGGCTCATAGGGCGACTGTCCAAACACAACGCGAAGATGTAACGAAACCGTAAGTAATGGCGCTAGAATCGAACACAGCGCGTGACGGCCGAGGTGCTTGCTGGCATAAAGAGTGCGGCGAATGTCTCTGGAGGCTTACGGCTCAACATTTGATATAGCGCCTGCACGGTTTTTCACCCGTTCGGCTTCGGACTACCCAACAGGAGGGCGCCCATCATGGAGCGTAAGGCTACGGTCGGCAGCACGGCCCCTTCGGCGCAAGTTCTGTCGATTGCTACGTTTCGCGAGGCATCACTCATCGCGGCCGCTTACGTGGCTTGCTCAGAGGAGCAACGGCACGCGCTCCGGGTGCTTCTTGCGGCGTGGGGGATAGCGGCTTTTTCGGAAGCGTTTTCGTCACCGTCTTCACCACCGTCAGAAGCGCCAGCAGGCCCTCTGGCGTTAAGTCCCTGCATTCATCAAGAATCGCCGACGCCCTGGCCTCGTCCATGTTATTCGTCTCGCCAATCAAATACGCGACGGATACCCCAAAAAACCGCGCGATCTTCACGAGCAAAGTGATGTCAGTGACGTTACGGCGGCCAGCCATAAAGTGGTTGGCCCAGCTTGGCGTCAGATCGCCCATGGCCTGCGCGAAGCCGGTTTCCGTAAGGCCCTCTTTACGCGCTTTTTCTGTAAACAATTCCCGCACACGAGAACGAATCGTCTCGATCGGCGACGGCACCTCCACACGATAATAATTTTTTTTCTGCATAGCGCCACAAAGGGCTTGACTCCACGCCGCACACGCGTTACTGTGTCTGCATGCCACAGAAATCGCGTCACCGAGCCGCATCACTGGCGGAATACATCAAGAACACCAGCGTCACGCAAACCGAGCTAGCTCGGCTACTCGGCGTCTCGCCGTCCACCGTCAACTGCTATGTCTCTGGTCGGCGCACCCCCAGCTTGGGCGTAGCCGTCAAGCTCTCGCGCATCACCGGCGTCCCTGTCGAGCGCCTTCTAGGCCAGGGCAGCAATTCTACTGCCGACGCGCGGGTGGCGTGATGATGAGCGCGACGAAGACCGTCCGCCCGCCGCTGAACCTCGCCAATCCGGAGACGTGGCCCGTGCTGCTGACGCTGCCAGAGGTCGCCCAGATCATCGCGCGTGGCGTGGGTGGCATTCGCAAGGAGCTACAGGCCCGCACGTTCGTCCCGGCGCCGTTTGCGACAGGTCCATACCGCTGGCGCCGAGACGACGTGATCCGTTGGCTACGCAACGACAGTGACGCCAAGAAAAGAAAGGTGGCCTGACATGGCGAAAACGAAGAAGACCAAGGGCGTGACCTTTGTGCTCCGGCCGACATGCGGGAGGGCCTGACATGTCCTGGCTCATCGACGCAGTGGCAGTCGTGGCGATGGTCGGATTGGGCTGGTTGGCCGGGATCCCTTTCCGGAGGACTTCTTAGACATGACTCACCAGCTTGGAGAGTCGATCGCGCTCGAGCCGAAGCCGGACGAGCAGCAGTTGCACCCGGAGCGAGGCGACCTCAAGGCGCCACGCGCGGATCTGGTCGAGGCTGACCCGTTCTTGTTGGGCATGCGAATGGGCAATCTGATTTACGCCGCAGTGTTCGGCGTTGTGCGACGGGAAAGGAACTGAATCGTTCATATGGCCACTCTATCTGCCCCCAGCGTGGATGGTCATCGCGAACTTCCGGAGATACGGCCACGGATGGCCAAAGCGGATCTCCGGAATGCGGAGACCGTCGATTATCGCGAGCAAATTGGCAAGGCACTGCAGCGGGCGACGAGTCTCGTCGGCTGGACGCTGAAAGAACTCGCCGGCAAGGTAAACCGCGATCCTCGACAGGTGGCGCGGTGGCTGTCTGGGCAGGAACGCGCACAACTAGACGTGCTCTGGGAAGTCGAAGAACTGCGCGGGCCGCTGGTCCTGGCGCTGGCGGAACTCAGTCAGCAGGCAGAAGTGGTCACCACAATTTCGTTAAGGATGACGGCGTAATGACGAACCTTGAAACACGCGTAGCTCGCGGCGCGGCGTGGCTGGATACGTTCGACCCGGACTGGGTGGACGCGATCGACCTCAACGCCCTGGACCTTCAGAGCTGCGAGCAGTGCGTGCTTGGCCAGAGATTCGGCCGGTACGACCATGGCGTGACGTTGCTGGCCTCTGACACGGGTCGGATCGACATGCACGTGCGGAGCGAGTTCGGGTTCTCGACGTGGGGGATCGAGAAGCAGGTGTCGTACGACGATCTGACTATGCGCTGGCGCAAATACATCACGCGGCGCCGCGCGCACGCCTCGCAGCCTGAAGAAGTGGCGGTGGCCCAGTGACAGACGTGAATGGCCGGAGGACAGCGTAATGGCGAGGCCGCTGTCTGAGCATTTTGACGAGCAGGGCTACGTCAGAAGCACGGTGCGCCGCGGGCTCGGGCGCGGCCGCGAACGGCTCCATCGGGTAATCGCCAGTCGCGTCATCGGGCGCCCTATCGGCCGCGCCGTCGTGCATCACGTTGACGATGACAGGGCAAACAACAGGAACGACAACTTGGTCGTGCTAGAGAACCAGGGCGAGCACGCCTCGCTTCACTACCGACGCGATGTGCTCAGGGCCGGCGGAGACCCGTTCAGCGATGCTCTATGCGCTCTGTGCCGGTCTGTGCACCCGAAGGCGGAGTCTTTCAAGCAGGCTGGCGGTTCGTGGAGAGGGCGCGCATGCGACAACGCCTACAAACGGGAACGGTACGCGCGCAATCTACATACGGTGCGTGCCTACTGGCGTGCATATCGGCAGCGCAACCGAGCCGCCGTCAATGCGCAGCAGCGGGCTAGGCGAGCGGCGAGGCGGGCGGAACGCGAGGCGCAGTCATGAATGACATTTCAGGAACGTGGATCCCGCACGAAGAGGATGGAAGCCGCGACCAGGTGATAGCGATTATGCCACTACGCGACTACTTCGCGGCGCAGGCGCTCGCCGGCATGGCTGAGAACTACGCGCGAGGCAACCGGCAGATGCTCGCAGAGGATTGCTACGCCATTGCAGACGCGCTACTAAAGGCTCGTAAGGAGTGACAGCCCGCCACGCGAGAACGTGACGGGCCATCGAACAACCCCGCGCCAGAGGAGGGCGCAGAGTCATGGCACAGATTACACCATTCCCCGGAGCGGTCGAAGCCGAAAGACGCCTCGCGGTCAAACGCGCAGACCCGAGCACGAAGCGCCTGGCCGAGAACTTGTTGATTGCCGCGCTTTACAACTTTCGCCAAGTGACAACGGGCGAGTCTGACGACATCGTGAGTTACACCGAGGTGCCGGATGTGCTCCGTGAGTACTGGTACAGGCTATGGGCGGTCCCGATGGCGATGCAGGCGATTTGGCGAGACGGAGAGGACGAGAGCTGAGATGGAAGACACGCCGAAGGTCTACGGCTGTATTGCGGCGGTCAGTGCGGAGATCGCGAAAACAGGCATCGCGAAAGACCGCAAGAACGAGCAGCAGCATTACAAGTTCCGCGGCGTCGATGACGTCTACAACGCGCTCGCGCCAGTGCTCGCCAAGCACGGCCTCGTAATTCTACCGCGCATCCTGTCGAGGGAGTGCGTCGAGCGGCAGACCCAGAAGGGCGGGACGCTCTTCTACGTGACGGTGGAGGCCGAGTT